CGGCTGCATATCTGACGATGTGCTGCGCATCCTTCCCGGCTATCGCTACAGCACAATCACTGCCAGATACAAGCAACTCAAAGAGAAAGGCTTGATCTTTACCGACCATCGCAAACGCAAAGGCGAATCTGGTCGGCAGCAGCTAATCATGTGGGCAAAGGAGTTCTACGTTGCAGACGAAGTATCGGAATAGAAACCGCAAGTCAGTTGACAATGAGTTACGAGAAGGACGCAAGCGCCGAGCCGAGGCTGTGTATACCAAAGCATTTCATACACGCCAGAAGTTCGGTGCTGCTTCCAAAGTCAGAACCATTTACAGCAAGGACAAAGATGCGGAAGTTTAGGTATCGACCAGCCATCACTAACGGCAACCCAATTGTGCAGTTTCTGTTTCAAGAAATGCACAAACAACGATGCTGTCAGATGGATTTATCAGAGAGGGTCGGGCTTCACAGAGATACGTTGAGGAAGTGGCGCACTACGCATACGCCACGAGTCAACGATATCGAAGCCGCCCTCAACTATCTGGGCTACACACTCAAGCCAGTACCCAAGAAAGATTGACATGACTGCAAGTATGCAGGACTATCCCTGCATGAAAAGCTACATGACAACGCTCAAAAACAGAGCAAAGCGCCACCGAATACCTCTGAAGGATGCGTTCCTTGAAGCTGGTGTTCGAGATTCAACCTACTACAGAGCCAATCAAGGCAGGGAGCTACGATACGAAACAGCAAAACTTGTATGGGACTACATCACCGATGCCAGCAAAAAACAGACGCACAAAAAAGAAGCTGAATGAAGGTAAGGCACAAGCATGTGAAGCATGTGGCGTCTACACTCACTGGTTTGTCTGTCCAGTTGCATCAGCCAACCCACCGTCATGGTACACAATCTGCCTTGACTGCTATCAGGAGAACCAATGGCAAACAAGAATCGCGACAAAGGAAACTACCACGAAAGGTGGTTCGTCAACTGGCTCCAAGAGCTTGGCTTCCAAGCCAAACGCCAGCCCCTATCAGGCGCACTCGGCGGAGAATACTCCGGCGACATCATCTGGAAACTCGGACGACTTGAGTTGGTGGTGGAAGTAAAGTACCGAGACAAGTCAAACTTCCCCAACCCATTCACTGTTGTGCGTGACGTTGCATTTTACAAACGCAAAGTCGGCACACCAAAGACACTTGTGATCTTTGACGGTGATGTGTTTGAGCGTGACATCGCTCCGTTACTAACCAAAAAGAAACGAGCATCCAAGTCAGAGCTATCTGAAGAATGGATGCCAACCGATAAGCAACAGGCTACACTCAATGATTTGCTAGGAGTGGAGATAAACCATGACATTGAAGCCACTAAGTTCCGCGATCACCACAGGTCGAAAGGGAATACATTCAAACGACCAGACCTTGCCTACAAAAAATGGTGTACTAACGCCGTTGAGTGGGGAACAGCAGCAACGAGCGGTAGCTCGGCTGGTGGAGGTCGGAGATCCAGCAGAGGTAGACAGGAATCTAGTCACTTCGCTGGACTCATTACCGGGCTTGACGATTACTAGCGTAGAACGCACACGCTTCCCTCGTGATGGCGATATTCGGATCACATTGCTGCGCTACGATGTGCATGTGACTGACGAGGCATCGCTAGACCGTGCGTTAAACGCCGTACAAGCCTCACTGACGCCCCTTCCTGACAAACAGATAGGTGAACAGCTAACCATGCTGGCAACGCTTGTGGTGAAGCCAGCAGGGGAGACTGCCAAAGATCAAGCAATCAGGATCAAGTCGCTCACCGCTCAGTTAGTAAAATATCCTGCGGACATCGTGCTGTATGCCGTCCAGAAGGTCGGGGAGTCTTGCACCTTCTGGCCGGCATACGCCGAGTTCCACAAACACATTGAGTGGCGTGTAGAGAAACGTCGCAAGCTAATGGAGGCACTCACAGCCAAGAAGGTTGCACTAACTGCAAGTTCGCAGTAGACTAACTATGCAAAGGAGAACCAAATGAACCGCATAGGATTTATCGGCGGCAGCGACATGCGCCGCATCATGCAAGGTGACTGGATATCACTCTGGGAAGAGAAGACAGGACGCAAGAAGCCTGACGATCTATCAGATGTGTTGCCAGTGCAGCTTGGGACATTCACCGAACAGTTCAACATCGACTGGTTTGAACAACAAACAGGCAAGTCTGTATCCGGCAAGCATGTTCAACATCAAATCAAACTGGATGTAGATGGCGTCCCATGCAAAGGGATGCTTGATGGTCTTGTCGAGGGCGTCACACCAATCGAGTGCAAGCACACCTACGACAACAACACCATCGACAATGTACTCAAGCAGTACATGCCACAGATCCAGTTCTATATGTGGGTCGGCAACTACACAGATTGTTATCTGTCAGTCCTGTTTGGCAACAGACGTTGGGAGTCAGTGCGTGTATCTCGTGCTGATGATTATGTCGAGCGGATGCGTGTACACCTCAAGACATTCTGGCAGCTTGTTGTAGATGACACACCACCAGCAGAAGCTGACGAGGTATATGGCAACCACGTTAACCTGCCTAACCAAGACAAGATCCCTGTCAACGATATGGTTAAGCGTGATGCGTCTGGTGACAACGAGTTCATCAGTCGGTGCCATGATTACATCCAGCATCAACAAGATGCACAGCTATTCGAATCTGCCAAGGCCGATCTCAAGGCAATGGTAGGCGATGATGAGCGGGAGGTTTACTGCGACCTGCTCACCATCAAGCGCGACAAGCGCGGATCACTTCGTATCGCAGTAAAGGAGAACCACTATGACGACTAAGAACCTCGCAACTGCGCTGATCAAGTTCCACGACAGTGGGGCAGCAGCCAAGAAGGGTGCAGCCAATCCCTTCTTCAAGTCCAAGTATGCCAGCCTAGAGGAAGTCATTGAGACTGTCCGCGCAGAAGCTGGCAAGGTTGGGCTGACATTCACCCAGCTTGTTGACTTCGACGAGCATCACATCTTTGTAACCACAACAATCATGCACGAGTCTGGCGACTCAATGACAGGTCGAACGCCTGTGCTAACCAAGGACAACAATGACCCACAGAAGATGGGCAGCGGCATTACATACGCCAAGCGTTACGGCTTGCAAGCAGCCTTCGGTCTTCCGTCAGAGGATGACGATGGTAATGCAGCCAGTGTGTCCAACCCCAAAGTGCAGAAAGTGACAAAGAAGCAGGAGACAGATGATGCTTGGGATTAATAAACGACTCGACAAGATCGAGTATCGACTCGCTCGTATTGACAAGATGCTTGAAGACATGATGACAGTTCCAAAACAGGTACCGTCAGTTGTAGTTCACAAGCCTGTATCAGACACCAGACAACGCAGATCAGACTGGTATCCAACCGGCATGGCTCAGTACATGCTGACCAGATACAGAACAGTCGACGATATCATGGCTAAGTTTGGCTACACAAAAGAGTCAGTCAGAACCTACATCAAGAACATACGCAAAGCAGGGCTGATTGTCATAACGCGCGGACGCGCACCAACCCAATACAAAATTTACAATCCACACAACAATGGAGAAAAGCCAAATGGCTGAATACGACAACAGAAACTCCGGCATCGCTGGCAAGCCTTGGCCCGAACAACGCCTGCTGCTGAACGGCAAGCTCAACGTCATGGGCGAGGACATGCAAGTTGTCATTGTCACTGCTGAAACAAATACAGGCGAGAAGCGCCTTGAGGTCTTCCAGAAGATCGGCGTCCTGTTCAGCAACGACAAGAATGGCAACGACAAAGCACCAGACTACTCAGGCCCACTCGACGGCTTGCATCAGGACTGGCGCATTGCTGGCTGGCGTGGCGAGAAAGACGGACGCAAGTTCATGTCACTTAAAGTCAGCGAGAAGCAGAAGCAGCAAGAAGAACCAGCACAACAGCAAGAAGCTGCTTCACAAGAGCCTGTCGATGATATACCTTTCTAGGCGGTCGGTTTTGGTTCTCCGATCAACCTCCTAGCAAACTGGCGGACAGGCTACGGCTTGTCCGCCTTTCTTATGGAGCAAGCAATGATTATCGCACCAAGAAATGATGGCATCATTGTCAGTGTAGATGGCAAGGTGCATCACCTACCACAGACACCAGACCAGATGATGCAGATGGCATTGAGGTGCCAGCAAGCTGCAATAGAGATGCTTACACAGGAACGGCGAGAAGCCGCATCCGCTCAATCAGTCTCTCTGCGCGATTCGGAACTTGACGATACCAACGACTCTCTTCCATCTGATTAGCAGCTTCTTCCCAGTCACCAGCATCGACAGCCGCCTTCATCTTCTTGAACTGAGACAAGCGCGGCAACCCCATATTAAACATCATATTTGCGATTATTAATTGTGCGTCGTCAGGTAAGTCAGTGAAGTTTGGGTACAGCTTCAAGCAATCCATGCGCACACGATCAACGTCCTTCTCGAAAGCCTCTCGCACCCGATCCCCAGAAATCGGGGTGCCGAGAGGCTGGCCGTGTTCTGGATCATCTTCGGTAATCAGATGGCCGATTCCGAATGTGGGGTAGCCTAGATGATCGTTGTAGATCTCAAACTTGCAACCTTCATCAACCTCAAG